CATCTCTAGCAATGTACGCACACGGAAAAAGGTTGCCTTGCGAATTCACATAAAAATATTCACTTTTCCTCGCGTCACACCATACTGGTTCCTTCTCTTTCATCTTAGGTTTCTTGGTTCGTACTTCCTCATCTTTCTTAAACCGTTTCAATGTTTCCAGACTTACTGGAATATCACTAGCAATACTATCATTTACCTTTATTTCATTCTCGGTTGGTTGTGTAGGAAGTACATGTTCAACCCTATCAACAAAAGGTAGGTCTTTTATATATGCCTTGAATGTCTGTACGGTGACTGTGCAGCCTAATTTTTCTTTAAAATACCGACAAATGGACTCAATTTCGTCACAGTTTGTCGGGTCTGTGATTTCACACATAAATGTAACCCATTGTAACTTAAAGTTTTCAACTACGGTCTTGAGAGAATCGAGTGTATGTTCTTTTCCATTGACAAAAATATCATTAAATTCATTACCTGTATCATTTTGTTTCGTAGATAGTTGTATTAATGCACCTTCTGGATTACCATCATCATATAGTCCTGTGTATAAGTCACTATATTGTTCTCCATGCATTTGAAAATACTTGACAAGAGTGTCATTATCTTTTACACTATCTTGATTTATAATAGATATGAGTTCTTGTTTGGGCATGATGTTGTATAATCTTTCAAATACTTTCTCATAATCCTCTTTGTAGAATAGTTCTTTTAGATTTTGCAAATAGTATTTCTTGTACAGGGATTGTACATCCTCAGTTGATGCATCCCAAAATACTCTTTGCATCCCATGTTCTTTAATGTTATCCATAACATCTTTTTTAATACTTGGTAGTGTGTTCTTATCCCACAGTCTTTTGTACAACGCGAAACATTGTAGGAAACTTATGTTCCAGAAATATCTAACAGGCCCTAGTTCTTTCGCTTCCTCAAACGCGGTTAAGTGAGACTTGTATATGTACCTTTGTTTGTACAAGTCATATATCTCATCCGCATCTTTGTTCCAATATAAGGACTCATCACCCTGTAATAATACAGGGTCATCTGGATAGTCAGCGAGAAACTTTTTATGCATTGAAATCATATCACCAGAGTCATATAGTTCCTTTATAATATCTTTGTGGTGCGGTTCTATTTGTCGTATAAAGATAAGGTCAGATATCTCTCTTTCCAATTCTGGTACATGTACCTTCACTTCAGAAATTGTACCTTTAAAATATTCTTCTAACTCTGGAAAGTCATTAATCATTTTCTCTGATAGAGATTGTAAATCATTTGTTTCAATAAGTTCTTTTATATCTGATATTGTCTCTTTATCCATATAGTTTTCTTGTAACATACTATCTGTTAAAGATTCAAATCCAATCCACTCGCGTAATGTTTCAAACTCTTTTGAATATTGTTCCCAATCTTGTTTCAATTGGGGTAAGTCTTTGAGGAATTTTTCTTCTAGTGTATCGTAGTCCTTGGTACGCAATAGCTGAGATATCTTATTTGTGTGTTTGTTTTTATCAAAAAAGTTATCTGGGAACTTGGGTAACCATAGTCTTTCAAATTCTGTTTTGCCATGCCAATGTATGAGTAGGTTATAATCTCTCAATTCATGTGGTTTTAAATTGTTTTTATTTTTTCCACCAACCGATGCTTCAAATATACAAAACTTTGAATTTTCTCTGTACAGGTGTTGCGTGACATCATTAGGATGTTGTCTCCCTCTATTATAGGAGTATACCCATTCACTTGGTAGGAACGACCAATAGTTATCGCCTACTGCTTGGTGTTCCCTGTATGGGTAGTAGTTGTCGGTTCCTTTCCAAAAGGTTTTAAACACGGTGTCCTTGTGTTTCATTACATCGTTGTAAATCTTTTCCCCTTGGTCAGTACACCACAACATGACACTAGAGTTATATAATGTGCCACGCATATCTGTAAATCTTCTATCGTTGAGAACATTTGGATTTTCCCAATTAGAATAAATCATATGTGGAGTTTTTGATAATTCAAATATGTCATCTATATTGTTTTGAATAATAACATCCAAGTCTAGATAACAGAATGGGCCTTTGGTTTTTAACCAATGGTGAGAATTGAGAACAAGAAACTTAGCTCTATCCCAACAGTAGTTTTCTTGACCAAACCAATGCCGTGGATGGAGAGGGTCTACATTTGGAATAGACCTAATCTTAATATCCTTGTGGATTCCTTCTGGTTCGTCTGTGTAGCATATGAACTTAAACCTCTTGGTATAGTTCTGCTGAACCATTTTGTATAGATTGTTTACATATTCTGGAGAGTACTTATTGCCCCATTTCATGCAAAGAAAATGCATCATAATATTTTTGTCTCAAATTGTAATTGACTTCATTTTGTCCATTTAAAAGAACAATTGGATAATCTGGTTTTATTTGGTGACCTCTTGGTGAAGTATCTGTTTCCATATCTACCCCAGCAAGAAAAGAATATATCAACCTTTTGGGAAATGTTCTTTTGAAAAACTTCCCATCATATAAAAAATTATCATCCTTACCATCATATTTATGCAAGTTATAATCAAAGTTTTCTAAAAATGCTTTCGTTATATGCGAGGCACTTGCACCTGTCCACCCCATAACACTAGAGTTCCATTCACCGCCAAAGTTTTTCCAATAGGTTCTACATATGATTGGTTCATCATTAATGTGTTCCCATATCTTTTCAAGGTCACCTTGGACTATTACATCCAAGTCTAAATATAAAGTCTTTCCACCAAAGTCTTGTTCGAGGAGTAAAACTTTTTCCCAATTGCCTAATCCAGTAGACATTTGAGTCTTTATTCCTTGTTCTAATCCGTCTGTATTATCTGTACGACACCAGAACTCATCACATTGATATTTACACATATTATAAATAGTGTTTACATCATTAGAAGAGTATTTGTTTCCGTATTTTAGTGTAACAATTGTTCTCATAATTAAAAGGTAACCCCATGGCAAAAAAAGTAATTAAAAATATAACGATAGACCAAGGTTCTACTTTTAGTGAAACCCTAACTGTAACTACAGATGGGTCAACCGCTAAGAACCTTACAGGCTATACAACAACATCACAGTTTAGAAAAAGCTATGACAGTACTACTTATACAAGTTTTACAACCGCCCAAGTTGACGCTACTGGTGTTATAACTTTATCTCTAACTGCGACACAAACAACCGCGTTGAAAGCTGGTAGATATGTTTATGATGTAGAAATTGCAAATTCTCCAGAAGTATTGAGGGTGCAAGAGGGTATTATAACAGTAACACCACAAGTAACTAAAGCTTAAGGAGAAATTGTGGGCAAGGATTGGAAAGAAACTCAGCAAGATTTGACTGAGTTAAATGGTGACGGTAATCGGGAGCGAGGTAGATATGGTGAAGACTATTCCAAAGAAGAGAAGTCAACTTGGAATGATTCTTCTGTCACGGTATCACTTGATAAGCCGAAGGAAAAGGAAGATTAAATGGATGAGTTAAAGAAACTTTTTGAGGCAATAGCACAAGAAAAAACTCGCAACCTCAAACTTGAAGAAGAAAAAGTTCTTAAACAGGTTGAAAAAACCCAGAAAAGACAAGCGCACAAAGAACAAGTCAAAGAAGATTTTTGGGGTGTATTTACGAGCGAACTTAAAAAGTTATCTGAACAGGAAGAAGAAGCTCAAGACAAATTAGGCAGACTGAAAGAGATTAAAGAACAGTTTGTGGAGGCAACACCTCACTTGTATCAAGAACCAGTAGAGGAAGAAATACAAGAATCTGCACCAGACTTCTTTAAAGATATTGACCCACAGAAAATGGCGAGTGAGTTTGACATCCGCCCAGTTAGTCAAATGACAGAAGACATGTCTACAACATCACAACCATATGAATTAATAGACCATCCCACAGAAGTCAAATCAGTTCCACAGTCACATGTAGAAAAAACATTTGTAATACCAGAAGAAGATAAGACAGGAAAACTTGACCCAGATATAGCAGCACTAGAAGCTAAAGTCAATAAATTAGAATTAAAATATGCTGGTGTTATTGAGGATGAACCAACACTAGAACCAACACCAGAACCAGTTATAGAAAGTAAAGACTCTTATAGTACTGTCATGGATGTACTTAGTCTCAAACCAGTAGAGAAGAAGGATAAGGTTGAAAGACAATTACAAGAACTTGCAGTCCAGTATCTTTCAGATAAAAAACAATCTGTACAAGAACAAGTTGATGAAACCGCGAGTGTTCAAAAACAGATAAACGAAATCAACACAAACATACGACAATTAATATTGGGTATGCAAGGTATCGGTGGCGGTGGTGAGGTTCGACTAGAGTTCTTAGATGATATTGACAGGTCTACCGCGAAGGTTAATAATAAGTTTTTGATGTATGATTCCACTATTGAAAAGTGGAAGGGTGTAGATGCACACGAAGAATCTGGTTTAGATAGGGTATCCTCACATATAATACCAAAGACGGATGATACATATGACCTTGGTTCATCTACATTAAGATGGAGAGACATCTATACCTCTGGTAATACTATTGACCTTGGTGGTATGAAACTTAAAAATGATGGTAGTCATAACCTAGAAATTCAAGATGGTAGTGGTAATAAACAAGCCATTAGTGCTACCCTTGCTTTCTCTGATATAACAGGTAAACCAACTACTGTTTCTGGATATGGAATATCAGACGCATTATCTTTAACTAGTCTATCGGTAGGTTCAGAAGCATCCGCGTCTGGTGATGGTGGTATATCATATAATAATAGTACAGGTGTATTTACATATACTCCACCAGATTTATCTGCAAAAGCAGACCTTGCTAGTCCAGCGCTTACTGGTAACCCAACTGCGCCGACACAATCCGCGAGTGACAATAGTACAAAGATTGCTACAACTGCCTATACTGATACAGCAGTTGCGAACATTGTTGATTCTGCGCCTGGCACGCTCAACACCCTAAATGAACTTGCAGATGCTTTGGGTGATGATGCAAACTTTTCTACCACAGTAACAAATAATATTGCTACCAAGGCACCTCTTGCTAGTGCGGCTTTGACAGGAACACCAACTGCTCCAACCGCGTCTACTGGTACAAATACAACACAAATTGCCACTACAGCATTTGTCAAACAGGAAATTGACGCACTCAAAGCCCTACTATACGCATACGACCAATCCTAAGTCTTATAAATAGTCAAAGTATTAAAACTATTTAAATAGGGGTTCACATGGCTTTATCCACAAGACAAGGACTCATCGACTATTGCTTACGAAGGTTGGGACACCCTGTAATAGAAATCAATGTCGATGAAGACCAAATATCAGATAGAATCGATGATGCCTTTCAACATTGGAATGAGTACCATTTCGATGGTGTCGAGAGGGCATATATCAAACACAAGTTAACTGGTTCTACTTTAACTCTAACAGGTAGTGCCACTTTCACGGCAGGAGAAATTATAACTGGTGGGACATCTGGTGCAAAAACAACAGTACACAAGTCAAGTTCTGGTACTTCAGTAGTATACGAGAAACCAACTACTGCGGAATCGTTTGAAGCAAACGAAGTAATTACTGGTTCGGATTCTGGTACTACTGCAACCATTCAAAGTATATCCAAGGGAGATATAGAGAATGCTTATATACCAGTAGATAATTCTATTTTAAATGTAGTAAGAGTGTTTAAGTTTGGTGCAATTGTAGGTAGTAAATCAGATGGATTGTTTGATGTAGACTATCAGTTCGCGTTAAACGATTTATATAATCTACTTTCTGCTGACATTACATATTACTCAATGGTCAAGACGCATATGAATGTGTTAGAAAGTATATTCAGAAACGAAAGACCTATTCGATTCAACAGGAAAACAAATAGACTATATCTAGACACAGATATGGATTCTACTTTTGATATAGATAATTATATTATCGCGGAAGCATATTCAATTTTAGACCCTGCTACATTCACAGAGGTTTATGATGATATGTTCTTAAAGAGATATGCTACTGCTCTTATTAAAAGACAATGGGGCGAGAACATGAAGAAGTTCGGGGGAATCGCGTTGCCAGGCGGTGTAACACTAAATGGTGACCAAATATATGGTGAGGCAGTTCAAGAGATTTCTATTATAGAAGATGAAATGCAGATGAAATATGAATTACCCCCAATGATGATGACAGGGTAAATAAATGGCAACTAATGTTTACTTCCAATCTGGCGACACTAGTGGTTCTACTAACGAACAGCGTTTAGTAGAGGACTTAGTTATCGAGAGCCTAAAAATATATGGACATGATGTCTATTATATGCCTAGGACTTTAGTAAACAGAGATACTATATTTGATGAAGATGAATTGTCTAAGTTCACGCAGAGTTATCCTTTAGAAATGTACATGGAAAATGTTGAGGGATATGACGGTGAAGGAGATTTATTTACTAGATTTGGTATAGAAATTAGAGACCAAGCAACATTCATCCTATCTAAAAGAAGATGGGAACAGATGGTTGATAGAGAAGAAGATTCTGGTGGTACATTTCAATTAACAGCAAGACCAGCCGAAGGAGATTTATTATATTTTCCTAAGACAAAATCTTTATTTGAAATTAAGTTGGTGGAATTTCAGAATCCATTCTATCAACTAGGAAAAATTTATGTGTTTAGGATGCAATGCGAACTCTTTGAATACAGTTCGGAGAGACTTGATACTGGAGATTCTGCTATTGATGGAATCGAAGACGCACAAAGTCTTGACATTCTAAACTTCCAGTTCCAGTTAGAAGACGGAGACTTACTGAGATTGGAAGACAATGACAGTCTGATATTAGAAAGTTTCATGACTAATAGAGGAAATGTCGGTGCTGATAATGCTGACTTTGATACATGGCAGTCTGCATCTAACATATTAGACTTCACGGAAACTAATCCATTTGGTGAGATATAATGTTTAAGAACAAACAATTTTATAATCAACATACACGCAAAGCTATTATTGCATTTGGTACTATTTTTAATAATATTCAAATAAACAGAGTTAATGCTGGTGGTGTTACTGAACAAGTAATTAGGGTTCCATTGTCCTATTCTACAAAACAAAAGTTTATGACTAGGATTGAAGCAATTCCAAATACTGAGTCGCGTGGTGAGGTTGCTATAACTTTACCAAGAATGGGATTTGAAATAGTGGGATTTCAATATGACCCATCAAGAAAGGTTTCACCTATTCAAAAGAATGTAACTACTAGTGGTGCAGAAACAAACTCATATAAAACAAGTTTTGTATCTACTCCATATGATATGAATATGTCTTTGTATATATTTGCAAAGAATCAAGAGGATGCATTACAGATAGTAGAACAGATTTTCCCATACTTCAACCCAGATTTCAATGTGACAATTAATGATTTGCCTGAGTTGGGTATTAAGAGAGATATTAAAATAACATTGGATAGTGTTAGTTACGAAGATGTATTTGAAGGTGCATATGCCGACAGACAGAGTATTAACTGGACACTCAACTTTACAATGAAATTAAATTATTATGGATTTGTAAGTAATCAGTCGTTCATTAAGAAGGCAATAGCACAAACATATGAGAATACAGACTTCACAGGGCCGAATATAAAACAAACACTTTCCGTTGCAACAACATTACCAACTGCAACCGCTACAATATCTGGTGGTTCGGTAACAGGATTTACTATAACATATGGTGGGGCAGGATACACTAGTCCACCTAACATTACTCTTACTGGTAACGCGAGAGCACATGCTGAGTTAACAGATGGAGAGGTAACTAATATTGTTATAGATGACGCTGGAAGTGGTTATTCAGAAGCACCTACCGTGACATTTGAGGAACCACCTAATTATAATGCAGACCCCTATAAGGATGACCCATATAGGTTCGTGGAGGAGTTTGACCAAACTTATGTATAACTATGCCAAAAAATAAAGTATTTGATGCACTCGATAAAACATTTAACACCGTAACTACAGAAATTGCTGAGAAGAAAGGTGGCGCTATCGTTGTGCCTGAAAAAGAGAATGAGAAACTAGATAAGGATTTTGAGGAAGCACGAAATCTATTGAAGCGTTCCGCTGAGTATGCGGAAGAAGCCGCACAAGGTATTCTAAATGTTGCTACCAATAGTGACAACCCTCGTGCCTATGAAGTTGCTGGACAAATCATCAAGACTATGGGTGAACAAGCTAAAGATATGATGGAAGTCCAAGAGAAGAAACATCGAATAGAAAAGAATTCCGATGAACCAAAGACAGTAAACAGAACAACAAATAATTTAGTATTTACTGGAACAACTTCTGACATGCTAAAGGCATTGAAAAATGAGAACGAAAAAACTATAGACCATGAGCCAGACTGAACTATCATATCACGGTAATCCCAATTTAAAACCAATTGGATATGAGCACGATTTTACAAAAGAACAATTAGAAGAGTTTGTAAAGTGTGAACAAGACCCAATTTATTTTATAGAGAATTATTGTCAAATAGTAACCTTGGATAAAGGTCTACAACCTTTTAAACTGTACGACTGTCAGAAAAAGAAGGTAGATTTCATTATGAATAATCGAAAGACTATTCTTATGGAAGGTAGACAACAAGGTAAAACTGTTACAGCAGCTGCTTGTATAGTACATTATTCTGTATTTAATGCAGATAAGAACATTGCTATTATGGCTAACAAGACTTCTGCTGCTAGGGAAGTACTATCCAGATATCAGATAATGTATGAGAATTTACCTATCTGGATGCAACAGGGTGTGAAAACATGGAACAAAGGTGATGTAGACCTAGAGAATGGTTCTCGCGTGTTTACTTCTGCTACTACTGCCTCTGGTATTCGGGGTAAATCAGTTAACTGGTTGTACATCGATGAGGCTGCAATCATACCAAACAATATAGCAGATGAGTTTTTTGCATCTGTATATCCTACTATCTCTGCTGGTGAGACCACAAAGATTCTATTGACATCTACGCCACTAGGATATAATCATTTCTGGAAATTCTGGAACGAATCAGAGAAAGGTACGAATGGATTTGAAAACATGTTCATTCCTCATACTGAAATTCCAGGCCGAGATGATGCGTGGATAGAGGAACAGTTTAAATTATTGGGTGAAGTAAAGTTCAACCAAGAGGTATTGTGTGACTTCTTGGGGTCAACGAATACTTTGATTAGTGGCAAATCTCTTTCTACAATGTCATCAACAGACCCAGTATATAAGAAGGATGGACTAGAGATATATGAAGAACCTAAAGAGGATAAATATTATGTAATAGCGGCTGATACTGCGAGGGGTATTGGTGGAGATTTCTCCGCTTTTATCGTGATTGATATAACAGAGATGCCGTTTAGGGTTGTTGGTAAGTATAGAGATAACAAAATCTCACCATTATTGTATCCAGACTTTATTAATAAAGTCGCAAAAGATTACAATGGTGCGTATGTGTTACTTGAAACAAACGATATTGGTCAACAAGTAGTTGATATACTTCACCAAGAACTAGAGTATGAAAATATTTTTAGTACGGTACAGGAAAAAACTAAACAATATGTTTCGCCTGGCTTCGGAAAACAAAGTACTCTAGGTGTACGAACATCAAAAGCAGTTAAAAGACAGGGATGTTTGGCACTAAAAAGTTTGATTGAAGAACAGAAGTTCTTAATATTTGATGCTGATTGTATTAGCGAGTTATCAACATTTGTTGAGAGACACGGTTCATTTGCTGCTGATGAAGGATACCATGATGACCTTGCCATGTGTATGGTATTATTTGCATGGTTATCTACTAATACATTTTTTAAGGATTTGACGAATGTGGACATTCGTGACAATTTATATAATTCCCAGATGAGAATGATAGAAAATGATTTAACACCATTCGGGCTTGTGGTAAACGGACAAGAACCAGAGGCAGAGGTTATGGATGGTGATTATTGGATTTGGGCAGATGAGAAAGAAAATTTTTTATAAATAATTGTCAGGAATAACTATTTAGTCAAGATAGATTAAAAACGAAATACGAAGGAGAACAAAATGGCTTTCCAATTATCGCCTGGCGTCTTAATTAAAGAAAAAGACCTAACGAATGTTGTCCCCGCTGTAGCCACCACTATTGGTGGAATTGTGGGTGATTTTCAATGGGGCCCAGCACATGAGATAACTCAGATAACATCTGAAAATAATCTCGTTGAAAGGTTCGGGAAACCCACAACAAGTGTATATTATGACCACATGGTATCATCCAGTTTCTTGGCATACGGTTCACAATTGTTAACTGTTAGAGAAGTTGGGGCTGCTGCTAGAAACGCGGTTGGAACTGGTACTGCTGTATTAATCAAAAACAGAGAAGCATACAACGAAAACTACTCCGCTGGAGAAGCTGCTGTTGGGCCTTGGGCTGCCAAGTACGCTGGTACTTATGGTAATGCACTTAAAGTAGAAATTGCTGACATCACTTCTGCATCTGCTCTTTCAGTTGGTTCTGGAACGGTAACTGCTGGTGGTTCTGGATATTCATCCGCGACTGTCACATTTGCTGACCCGACTGCTGTTACGCCTGCAAACGGAGGTATAACTGCAACTGGTACTGCTACTGTATCTGGTGGTGCTGTAACCGCAATAACTATCACAAACCCAGGCTACGGATATTCATCCGCACCTACTGTGACTATTGGTGGTGACGGTTCATCTGCAACTGCTACATCTACTCTGCAAACTGCGTGGGCATATAAAGACAATTTTGATTTCACACCCACTACAACCACATGGGCTAAGAACAATGGTTCTACTCGTGATATGGTTCATGTCATCGTAATTGATGAGAGTGGCGCAATTAGTGGAACTGCTGGTACAATACTAGAAAAATTCGCTGGTCTTTCTAAGGCATCTGATGCTAAAGACGACTTAAATCAAACAAATTATTATAAGAATGTTATCAATGACCGTTCAGATTATATTTACTGGATGGATCATCCTACAAACGGTTCAAACTGGGGTACTTCATCCGCTGGTGGAACTACTTTTGCTACATTAGTAGGTTCTGGAGATGGTGATGTTTCAACTTCACTTGGAAGTGGTGTTGATGCTGCTCCTGCTACTGCTGACTTGCAGGCTGGTTACGGACTATTCGCAAATGATGAACTAGTAGATGTAAGTTTAATTCTTACTTCTGCTCACGCGACTGCTGTAGGTGATTATGTTATTGATAGTGTTGCTGAGATTCGTAAAGATGCTATGGTATTCATCTCTCCACAGAGAAGTGCTGTAGTTAATAACGAAGGTTCAGAAACAAGTTCAATTATTACAACTTCTGACCTTAACGCATATACTCGTTCATCTTATGCAGTATATGACTCTGGTTGGAAATACATGTACGACAAGTACAATGATAGATACGCTTACATTCCTCTGAATGGAGATGTCGCTGGTACTTGTGTTGTTACAGACAAAGGAGATGACCCTTGGTTCTCGCCTGGCGGTCTTAACAGGGGACAAATTAAAAATGCAATTAAACTCGCATGGTCACCTAATAAGGCACAAAGGGATACACTTTATACTAAAGGTGTTAACCCTGTAATCTCAACGCCTGGCTCTGGTATTGTATTGTTTGGAGACAAGACAATGCTTGATTCACCAAGTGCATTTAACAGAATTAATGTTCGTAGATTGTTTATTGTCCTTGAAAAGGCAATTGCAACTGCTGCTAAATTCCAATTATTCGAGTTCAATGATGCATTTACAAGGGCACAGTTTGTTGCTCTAGTAGAACCTTTCTTGAGAGATGTTCAAGGTAGAAGGGGTATCTTTGATTTCCGCGTAGTGTGTGACGAAACAAACAATACTGCTGCTGTTATAGACGCTAATGAGTTTAGGGCTGACATATTTGTCAAACCTGCCAAGTCTATTAACTTCATCACGCTTACATTTGTTGCGACAAGAAGCGGAATATCTTTTGAAGAACTTGGCGGTTAATAGAGATAAATAAAATAAAGTTAGGAGAAAAAAGACATGAATATTGAAGAGTTTAAGGCCAGACTAGGTGCTGGTGGAGCGAGACCTAATCAGTTTAGGGTCAAGCTTGCCTTCCCTTCTTATGTTACTGGTGTTGACCCATCTTACAGTCTGCTCGTAACTGGGGCCGCCCTTCCCGCTTCCAATGTAAACCCTGCTATCATTCAATATAGAGGTAGGGAAATCAAACTTGCAGGCGAAAGGATATTCGACCCTTGGACTATTACAGTAGTTAACGACTCAGATTTTAGTCTACGAGCACCATTTGAACAATGGATGAACGGTATGAATGACCGCGAATCTAACGAAGCTATTACTTTGGAACCATCAAGTTACCAAAGTGATATAGTTGTGGAACATTTAGATAGGAATGATGTAGTGTTACCTAATGGTACATACACTTTAAGAAATGCATTTCCTATTCAGATGTCAGAAATTGCGCTAAACTATGCACAGAATGACATCTTTGAAGAATTTACGGTGACATGGCAATACACACATTATGATGTAGAATAATCTACGAGTTGAAGAAGGTATAAATTATGGAATTATTTGGATTTGAAATATCAAGATCCAAGTCTAAGACGGAAAAATCATTCGTTCCGCCTCATGACGATGGGTCTTTAGAAACGATAAGGGCGGGTGGATACTACGGTACTTACTTTGATATAGAAGGTACTGCTAATAGTGAAACCCAACTTATTAAAAGATATAGAGATATATCTATGATGGGCGATGTTGACGCAGCCATTGAGGATGTTGTCAACGATGCAATATCAAACTTGGACGATGAGAAACCAATCAAGTTAAACCTTGACCAAGTTTCACAGTCTGCTACAGTCAAAAAAGCGATTGTAGCTGAGTTTGATAATGTATTGAAGATGTTAGATTTTAACATTCGTGCTCAAGATTATTTCAGACGATGGTACATTGATGGGAGAATTTTCTTTCACAAGGTCATCGATACTGAAAAACCGAAAGACGGTATAAAAGACATTCGTTATGTTGACCCAAGGAAAATCCGAAAGGTCAGAGAAGTTAAGAAAGAGAAAGATAAAAAATCTCAAGTAACTCTCATAAAGGATGTGCAAGAATATTTTGTGTTTGATGAGAAGGGGATTGCCACTAACTCTCAAATGTCATATAGGACAGATGTAGTTAATGATAAGGCAATCAAGGTTAGCAAAGACGCTGTTACATATTGTACATCTGGATTAGTTGACCAAGATAGGAACATACCATTATCCTATCTTCACAAAGCGATACGCCCTGCTAACCAATTGAGAATGATGGAGAACGCGGTGGTGATTTATCGTATCACACGGGCTCCCGAAAGAAGAATTTTTTATATAGATGTTGGGAATCTGCCCACAGGAAAAGCAGAACAATATCTAAAAGATGTGATGAGTCGCTATAGAAACAAACTTGTTTACGATAGTGATACTGGTGAGATAAGAGATGACAAGAAGTTTATGTCAATGCTTGAAGACTTCTGGTTACCACGAAAAGAAGGTGGTAGAGGTACAGAGATTCAAACATTGCCAGGCGGTGCGAACTTAGGTGAGATTGAAGATGTAGTTTACTTCCAAAAGAAACTATACCAATCACTTAATGTTCCGATTTCGCGTCTGGAACAACAGACAGGTCTAAATTTTGGACGGTCTGCTGAGATTACTAGAGATGAACTTAAATTTACAAAGTTCATTTCAAAGTTGAGAAATAGATTTAGTGGGATATTTGATGACCTACTAAAATCTCAACTTGTATTGAAGGGGGTCATTAACGAAGAGGAATGGCCAGATATAAGAAATGACCTACAGTATTTGTTTGCTAGTGATGCATACTATACTGAGTCTAAAGACCAAGAGGTTCTTAGAAGTAGGTTGGAGATACTAAACGGAGTAGTACCATTTATAGGTCAGTTGTTTAGTAGAGAATATGTCCAGAAACAAATAATGAGGTTTTCGGACGAGGAAATAGAATTGCTGGATAAACAAATTGCAGCCAGTCAAGAAACTGAGATAACTAATGGAGAAGAAAATGAGTGAAACAGATAATGTAGAAGTTGAAGTTACCGATGAAGTAACACCACAAGATGCCGTCAGAAACATGATGGATAAGTGGGCTGAAGGTGACTACACAGCCGCAAACGATGAGTTTGCAAAGGCAATGGGTACAAGGGCGGATGAATTAGTTTCCGCGAGGAAGGAAGAAATATCAAATGCGATATTTAATGACCCAGAACTTCAGAAGATGGGACTTGAAGCTGCACCAGAAGAAGAATTAGAACAAACAGAAACCGATACAGGGGACGGAGAATGAAGACATTTAAAGAACTACGCGAGGAAGCGCAGGCGGTAGAAAAACCGAAGAAGGATAAAGCTACTGCAAATCATCCTGCCGAAGATGGCACGGAAGGTGATGTCACTCCCCCAAAACAGGGTAGTTCGGAAGACCCTAAGTTAACACATAGTTGTGCAACTAAGGTAGTCCATCCCAAATTCGGAGAAGGTAAACCCATAGTAGGTGAGCATGCTGAACCCAATAAAGAGGGTAACATTGCTTGGTATCGGGTTATGTTTGAACACGGAGTGGAAATGTGTGAGACTTATGCTCTAGAGATTCTAGACGAAAAGCATCACGGCAACCATTCAAAAAAGAAATACTAGGAGAAACTAAATGGCAGTCGTAGTCGATGTTTTAAAACTTACTCAAGTTCAAGGAGTATGTGCCGTTCGTGGGACAGCTGCGACAGGCACCATTGCTCTTGCAACCACTCTAAAGAAGAGTACAGAGACACAGAGTTCACCAAAGGCAGATATTAAAGCAATTCATTGGACATTATCTGCAAGTGCAAGTGCTAAGATACAAAGGAATAGTGATATTCTCTATGAATTAACAGAGAGTGGGTCACTAGATTTTTACGGATTTAATGATAATCACCAGAACGACCAAGACATAGAGGTGGTTATTGCTGGTGGTGCTGGAGGAACGGTAATAGTAGAGACTGCTAAGGTAAGTGGATATGGTTCACAACAACACCAAGGCGCAGATGGGAGTTTAGGATAAAATGAAACTTATAACAGAAACAACAGAAGATATTCAATATATCAAAGAAGATAAAGACGGTAAGACAAACCTTTTCATTGAGGGTGTCTTTCTCCAATCTGACCTTAAAAACAGGAACGGTAGGGTATACCCACGCGAAATTATGCAAAGGGAAGTAAACCGTTATGTTAAAGAAAGTATCGACAAGAAAAGGGCAATGGGTGAATTAGGACATCCAGATGGCCCTACAATTAATTTAGACCGCGTATCACACATGATAACTTCTTTGAGAGAAGACGGTTCCAATTATATTGGAAAAGCAAAGATTCTTGATACACCTATGGGAAATATCGTAAAGAACCTTATTGACGAAGGTGCCTCCCTTGGTGTAAGTTCCAGAGGACTTGGAACTTTAAAAGAAAAGAATGGCATCAACGAGGTACAAGATGACTTTGTACTATCAACTGCTGCTGATATAGTCGCAGACCCATCCGCTCCAGACGCCTTTGTAAGAGGTATTATGGAACATAAAGAGTGGGTAATGGTTGAAGGTACTTGGATGGAACAGGAAATAGACGCTGCTGTTAGAAGAATAAAAAGGGCTGGTTCTCGTGAACTGGAGGAAGAGAAGATGGCAGTGTTCAGTTCATTCATGAATAAGTTATCAAAAATCTAAAGATTTATAAATAAATACAGTATAACGCAAATCTCAAAGGAGAAATTAACATGGGCGTAGAAAGCAAAATAAGAGAAATGCTCGCTAAGGGAAAGGAAGTTGAATCCGCTCTTAACGAGGAGACTCAAGAACTGGATGAGGCTGGAGCTGCTGAAAATCTGAAACCTAATGCAACAGGTGGAGATAAAACAAATCCAACTCAAGGGGACTCAAACCCGAATCCAGCAATACAAGATCTAAGTGGAACTGGTAACCCAGAAGGTGGCTTAACTGCTGCTATCGGGCCCGCTTCTGCATCTAAATTAGGTGATGCACCTAGACCTGCCAATCAAGGCGCTGGTGATGCACCGAACTACAATGATGGGGAAGACCCTAAAAATGTAGTTGCTCAGAAATCTTCTGAAGGTGTACGCACCCAGAAGGAAGAAGAGGAAGTAGAGGATGAAGTAATCGCTGAAGATGAAGAAGACAACAAAGAAGAAGAAGTTGTCGCTGAGTCTGAAGTAGAAGAAACCGAATCAGAAGAGGAGGACGCAGAAGTGTCAGCTGAAACAGAAGAACAAGAAGAAACTTTGTTTGAAAATGACATCAAAAACCTTTTCGCTGATGAGGAACACCTCTCAGAAGAGTTTAAAGTAAAGGCTGCTGAACTATTTGAAACAGTAGTCACCGCAAGACTCGCCAATGAAATGGAAAACATTCAGAAAGAACTAGAGGAACAGTCTAATATTGAAAGAGAAACTTTCAAGGAAGAGATGGTTGGTAAAATCGACCAGTATCTTAACTATGTTGCTGAAAACTGGATGAAGGAAAACGAGCTTGCTATAGAGCGTGGTCTTAGGACTGAAATTACAGAAGACTTTATTAAGTCTCTGAAACAAGTTTTCGCTGAACATTACATCGAAGTTCCACAAGACAAGTACGATGTACTTGGCGAAATGCAAGACGAAATTGAGTCACTTAAAAAGAAACTCAACGAGTCTGTGGAAGCACAAATCAGTATCACAGGTGAGAGGGAAGCACTGCTTCGTTCTAAAGTCATCGGTGAAGCTGCTGAAGATTTAACACTAACTGAACAAGAGAAGTTAACTCAACTCTTAGAAGATGTTGATTTCGGTAGTACTGAAATGTTCGCGGAAAAAGTATCAGTCGTGAAGGAAAATTATTTTCCTAAACAGGAACAAACTTTAACTGAAGAGTCTGATAAGATGACTGACACAGTTGATGAAGCATTCCTTGAAGAAGGCGGAACTATTAATAAGTACGCTCAAGCGATTTCCAGACAACTTAAAAAATAAGTTTATTATAAATAATACCAATAGGTAATAACCAGAAAGAAAATAGGAGACTACAATGTATCTTTCAGAAGAAATCCAAAAAAAGTGGAGTCCAGTATTGGAACATCCCGACCTTGGCGAAATTAAGGATAGTTATCGTAAAGCGGTAACAGCTATTATTCTTGAGAACCAAGAGAAGGCTCTGCAAGAAGAGAAATCAATAATCTCTGAAGCAGTTCACGCTAACAATATGTCATCTGCTGTTGACACTTATGACCCTATACTAATCTCATTAGTAAGACGAGCTCTTCCTAATTTGATGGCGTATGATGTCTGTGGTGTTCAACCTATGACTGGCCCAACAGGTCTTATCTTTGCCATGAAG